GATTGTTGAGAATGCAATGTTTACAAGAAGTCTGTCACCATTTACATAACCACGGTACTGCTTACCGCGATACAAGTTAATTAAACGTTGCCACAGTTGGTCGTAGTTTTCATTCCTACGCCACATAATTGAAGAGCTTAAACGCTTTCTATATGAATTTAGTTTATCTGAATTTGATTGACGAGCCATCTATTTCTTCTTTCCTTTAGCTGCATTACGCTTTGAAATTGCAGCGGCTTTTTTCTTAGCATCGGCCTTAGAACTTGCACCCCATGCATTCAATGATAATAATAGTCTTGTTGGCTCACCTTTTGCATCACGCTCTGGACCAGGCATGTTACCCATGCGGGCTAGAAACGACGCTCTGCGTGGATTGTCACCAGATTTAACTGGCGCTTTTAGATCCATTCCTTGAGCTTTAGCAGATGCACGGCCTTTAGCATTCAATCCACCTTTTGGGTTTTTGCCTTCGGCTCTTTGCCATGCAGGAGTTTTAGCCATTACTTCTTCTTTCTCGCAGCTGCCATATTGTCAACTAAATTTGGATATGGTCTTCCAGCTTTTTTAGCTGCGGCTTTAGCTTTAGCTTTTTGTGCTGGTGTAAGTTTTGTTGATTTCTTTTTTGGATTCGGTGTATCCCAAACTTCTTTTTTGTATGCCATTATTTTCTACCTTTTGCTAGTCCTTCGCCAATAGCTGCTAATCTGCAGTAACCATTTGGCTCAGCTTTTTCTACAATGATATGGCAACCTTTCATCTCAGGACACCAGAAAGCACAGTTAGAACATTTAACTCCCATTGCTTTCTTTTCATTTTGCGATGCGGGTTCATACCCAACCCAAATACCATTGCCATCATTATCAGCTAGCTTGCCATACTCTTCAACTATTTCAAACATTGATTCAACATACTCTGCTTCTGCTGGAGCAAGTTTGATGATTGGATTGGTTACACCTTCAGGTAACCCTTCCATCTCTTTTTCTTTTTCTTCTTTTGGCATGCTGACCATGACAGCAATTTTGAATGCCTCGCCCATTGGCGTTTCTGATGGTTTCATGTTACTTGTTTTTCTTCTTGTAGTTTTGATTATTCTTTTTTTTCTTTGTAGGATACTTTTGCGTTGTTGTACTATTCATTGCATCCATATCTCTAGGCTGAACGTTTGGACTAGGCATTACTTAGCGCTTGCGTAGAAGCCGAAATGAACAGTAATAATTCCAGCAGCAGATGCAAAGGTTGTTGGGTTTGCAAAGTATACACCAAACTCTGCCAAACCAGCTACAGAACCTCTATAGTTTCTAGTAAATGCTGATGGAGTTGAACCAACAACAGTTTCCACTTGAGATACTAATGAGGAATCTTCTGCATCGTTTAATGACCACAACGCTGCAGAAGTTTGGGTTGGTGCTGCTCCACCCCAAAATGAAATTGTTCCAATCCAACCAGCTGGTGCTTCAATGGTTAATGCTAATGTATCGTAACCTGCACAGTTAACTGGTGCCCAGTCCGATGTTGGTGTTGCTAAAGTACTATCGTACGTGTATGAGTATTGCAGTAACATTATTTACCTTTCACTTTCTTGAGGTTTGGGTTCTTTCTTTTTGCTGCGGGAGAGGCTTTACGTGAAGCTGACGCAAGTATTGCACCTGCTGTTTCCATGCTGTTCCCACCCTTTTTTGCGATTTGTTTCTGAGCTGCTTTAAAGCCCATGCCCTTTTTAGATTTCATTTCTTCTTAGCCTTTCCAGCTTCCGATAAAGCTATAGCGATAGCCTGCTTTTTAGATCTAACTATTTTTGCTTTCTTAGGTCCTTTAGGATTTTTACCGGCATGTAGTGTGCCAGCTTTGTATTCCTTCATTACCTTAGATATCTTTTTTTGTGCTGCTGTTTTTTTCACTTGTCTTCTTCCTTGGTGTTTTAGTTAAATGCCACTCAATATGACTATCAAGTTTATCGTTTATTTTATCTATCTTGCCGGCTAACACGCCATGCTGTTCAGAACTTTCTTTTCTAAACTGCTGGATTAAAACCACAAGAGGACCGCCAATAACAGCGACAAGAACAGGCACGACCCAATCAGCCACACTAAATCAGTTCCTTGCGTGCTGGAATCTTTTCAATTTCTCCTGCTTTAAATCTTGGTGACTCTTCCATCTCTCTTTGCTGCTCCCTGATTGTTGGTCCGTGGAAATTTTCTTGTCCATGAGTAAATCCCAATCGAACAGTTTTAACATGACACTTGAAGCAATAGCCTCTTTTTATGTCATTTTCCGATTCAATCAGTCTTTCGCAGGTAGAACATTTCATATAAGCTCCTATTATACTATAAAAAATTTTTCATATTAATAATTGTTGAACTCGCCTATCCAATAACGGTCACGAACCTTCTCTGGCTTTCTAGTTCTTTTGGCAAAATAAGCCAATGTTCCAAAGGGGGCATCAGTCTTAGGGCTGTATTCTGGTAGCCAAACATACTTTAACATCTGGTTGGCAATAGCCAGACTCATGACTCGGTCGTCATGAGGTGAGCCGTGGGTTGTGCCATTGTCATCACGGACAAAGGTTTTAAGTTCAGCAATGGTGTATTCGCATTTAAGAGCCAGTACACCATCTCTTAAGTTTGCATTCAGTTCATCTATAGCTAGAGGCTTTGACAAGGTTGTTGTACGCCAACCCAGCTTTTCGGTGGCTTCAGCATGTCTTTGGTTTAATTGACGCTGACGATATAAATTAACATAATTAGCTTTATTTAAAGCGGTCAAGGTAGTTAAACCGTGGTTGTTGGACTCAACACCAATCAGTGCCTCATTATAAAAGAATCCCAGGGCATACAGTGTTTCTTCACCAAACTTGTCTGGATCCACATGACCATGCCAATGGGCTACTACAAGACCAGACTTAGCATCAATAACATGAGCGGAACTATAGTCACCTCTGGCCAATCCTTCGGCCACGTCGGCCCCAATAACGTATCTAGCCCCAGCCTGTGGTAAGGCCCAGATGGAGAGTGGTCCACCATTGGACTCAAACATAAAAGAGTTTCGAACATCAGAGAGTTTTTTATTAAAACCTTTCTTAGGAGTTTCTGTTTCAAATTTATTTATAGCATCAATGTCAAATACTGGACGGCCTGAACGAATGAATGCTTCCTCAGGATTTGACGGGTATTCTTGGTGTAACTGCCATACTGGTAATTCTGCAGCTTGTGCATCGTACCAAGCTTGGTCTCTATCTGCGGCCGACCATGGAAAAAAGATACCACGGAAACGGTTGGTTCCAGTCTGTGAACCATGCCAAAGATTAAAGAATATGTTGCCTTCGCCTTTTGCCGTAGACAGACAGATAACACGACCGCCTACGTCAGCAATAGGCTCAATAGAAGCCCATGCCTCTTCTGGGTTTGGTAAGAATGCCATTTCGTCAATGATTGCTAGGTAAACGGATTCACCACGAGCAGGCTCATTAGCTGATGGTAAAGATTCAATAACCGAGTCATTGCCAAATGACATCTTTAAAACGTTATTTTGTAGCAGTTCAGGTCCAGATAATCTTAACCAATCTGGTAGAAATTTGTAGATATACTTGGCTTTTTGCAGCAGCTTTGTAGCTTCACGTTCAGTTTTAGATAACATGACCACAAATCTGTCTGGCCAAAAATAAGTAATCCAGAATGCATAGGCTGCAGCCAGCGTAGAGAATCCGATCTGACGTGCTTTAAGAACTATCGTATACCTTTCACCTAACCAAACTTTAACAGTTTCTTTTTGCGCGTCTCTTAATTTAAGAGGAATGCGTCCTTGGTTAGGATGCTTGATGTATGCATAGTTTTCACAGAAGAATGCAAATGCGTCAGCTAATTCTTCCGTTGTTGCATTCTCTGGACCACGGCATTTTCTAAAGTTATATTCATTTAAGAGTTCATCTATCTGCATTATATGTTTCTCCAGAATTCTAGTCCAGAGTATCTATTTATCGTTTCTGGCAGGAGCACGTCTTCTGGTCTACGAGAGATTTTTTGTATTGTGGGACGAATCGTGTGTAGGTGCTTAATGCCTGTAAGACTGTCGTCGGAGATGTGCGAGACATCCTTAACATTCTCAAATTCATGATTGTATTTTTCAATTTCCAAGAAAGCATATATTTTATTAATCTCCTTTTGTGGGTCTTTTATAAAGTCATCATAGTCTACAAAATGAAACAAGTCACGATGTCCAGCCATAACCATCTGTTTCATGAACTTTATACTTAAAGAAACATCTCTGTCATGACGCATTAAAAAATCTGCTCTTCTATCTGCCATTGGTTTATCTGCCAGTGTTTGAGCTAATACTTGTTCATCCATCTGATTATTTTTAGAATCAGGATGAGCATTGATGATTGTGTCAAAAGAAACTAAAACATCTAACACATTTCTTACTGGACAAATAATTTTTATATTCTGCGTTATGTACTTATGAATTAGATCCATTCCCAGTGGATTGGGCCAGTTTAAATTCTTATCAATAATATATTTAGCTGACTTATCTGCATAGAATGCATGTGGTATTTCTTTTATAATATTATCTATTGCAGCAGTTCTATCATAATCAATATGTTCTAATTCTTTATAGTTGTCAAGCTGTCTGCCCATTATCTTAAACAATGGACTTGCTGGCGAAACCCAAATATTAGGATTTTGATTTAGTATTTGACTAATAATTGTTGCGCCAGAACGTTGCATTCCAGCCATAAAAAAGAATTCCTTCGTCATTTTTATCCTTCGTTTAAACTATTTTTTCTATGTAGTAACCTTCAAGAACAATATCTTGGTTTGCTAATGCTGCGCTAAATTGTACCGATAGTATTAAGTTTTTTGCAGTTGCAAAATCTTCTGATGAAGTTCCATAACCAATTGTATTAACATTGTCTGTTTGTATGCCCCAACTGTTTGATGTTCTGTTTGACATTTGCCATGCAGCAGAAACTTTTTGTGCGGTTGTACTCGTAAAAGCAACGTCTACAACTGAACGCCATTCTCTTCTCTCAGTATTAGCAGTAGCTCCCATTGCAAGAGAAGGAGTTTCAAGAACAGTTGTGCTTCCTATTTTAAATCTTACTGTTAGGTTTGCAGAACTTGAATTATTATGCAGTGCAGTACCATAAGCAACAAGTCTATATACTTGATTTGCTGCAACATCAGAAAGAGAATAACTTAAAAGGTCTGTTTCTGTAGTTGTATTTGCAACTGTTACTGTTGAACTGCTCAATGTCTGTAGTGTTGATGCTGGCTGAGACTGTTCAGTTATTACCCAGTTAGTTCCATCTGAAACAAGAGTTGCCCAAGCACCATCTACTGCTGGAAGTATTGCTGTTCCTGGGGATCCACCAGCAAGTGGAAGTACGTTTGAAGATGCAGAAATAACTGATTGAGGTTGTACGTTTTGCACATGTAGCATTCTTCCAGTCCAGCTTGATGCTGTTGGAAGTGTCAATGTACATGTTGAACCAGACTTGTTATTTATCAACCAGTAAGTTGAATCACCAACAGTGTTGTCTCCAGTTATAGTTACAGGTGCAGAACCAGCAAAATGACCAGTTACCTTAAAGCGGTCATCTGTTGCATCAAGTCCAATACCTGGAATTCTAAAATTAGAAACACTTGTATTTCCTATGGTAACTTGGTCACTAACTGTTGCAGATGTAGCAGCAGCTTCGTTTCCAATTAATGTATTATTAGAACCTGTGGTAAGGTCATTCGTTCCACTATTGCCAGCGTATGCACCAATTAAGGTGTTGCCAGTTCCAGTTGTAACATCTTTACCAGCTTCTCTACCAACTGCAGTATTTCCACCATTAGTTGAACTTAATAGTGTTTGGCTACCAATTGCAGTACTGCCATTACCGGTATTTACTTTAAGCGCTTCGTTGCCAACTGCTACGTTAGCTGCACCAGTTATGTTAGCTTGTAACGCATTTAATCCAATTCCAACTTCTCCTTGAGCAGTAGTAATATTTTGTAAAGCATTTCTGCCAATGGCAATATTATTATTTCCAGTAGTCAAGTCTTGAAGTGTGTATTGACCAATTGCTATGTTATGAACACCAGTAACACTTGATGTTCCTAAATATCCACCAAACATTGCTTTTTCACCGATGGCGATGTTGTTGTCACCATTGTTGTTGTAACCAGAATAAGAACCAATGAAAGTATTTTTCGTTCCTGTTGTGTTGTAGAATGCTGTATTTTCACC